ACTGGGCTGATCGCAGCCGAAACTGGGGGCGTAATGGTCCCCCATTACAACCAAATCAAGAAATCATAGACTGCTTTGCCAGTCTAGTTCCATTATCCGATAACATCCTACTTATGGGTGTGACTCCGCAGATTGCTGAAGCATATTCCCATGTCACCGCAGTTGATCGTGAACCTACTATGATTGAGAACGTTTGGCCCGGAAATACAGAAACCAAACGTGCAATTAACGACAATTGGCTAACTGTAGACTTGCCCGAAAACTACTACGATGGTATAATAGGAGATGGCAGTATCAACATGCTCGACCTTAAAGATGTTGAGTTTATGTTGAACAAGGCTAAAAAATTATTACGACCAGATGGTGTATTTGCTTGCCGTATGTTTACTCGTCCGGATGAACCTATTACAATGGAACGCCTACACGCAGAGGCTCGTAATCCTACCGTTAACTTTTCAGCATACAGACGTTTGATTCCCATGTATATTGCCGCACAAAATGGCCCAGTAGTTCCGGTTAAACTAATTGTAAACTTATTTGATCAAATGTTCCCTGATAGAACTATACTAAAATGGACAGCAGAACAGATGAGCAAAATGGATGCTTACCGCAACAGTGAGTCAACTACATGGTTCCCCACAAGGGACGAAATACTAGCTCTAGCACCTAACGGATCTAGATACATCGAATCCGGAATATATGACATTGCTGATACTTGTCCTATATTAACATTCACCAAATGAACGAACTTGAACAGTTAATCGCAAAGTTAGAGCAGACACAGTGGTGGCCTGTAGAGAAACTTCAAGCACTACAGGAACAAACTCTAGTGCCATTGATCAAACATCATACCAAGAATAGCAGTCACTTTAGCACAAGACTGGCAGCACAGGGACTAACACCCAACAGCGTTCTCACCATTGAGGGATTACGGAGACTTAAACCCTTTGGCAAGCGAGAGATACAGGCAGCAGGTGGCAACTTTGCTGCCAAGTCAATCCCACAAAATCATTTGCCCTTAGGTGAGGCACAGACCAGCGGCAGCACAGGACAGCCTGTTAAACTGCCCAAAGGACGATTAACTACCTTGTATTGGAATGCTCACGTGATCAGAGACCATCAATGGTGGGGTAGAGAATACACAGGCAAGCTGGCCAGCGTCCGTGCAGGATTTAGGGAATACCTAGAAGCAGACACTTGGGGCGGACCTGTGCCCCAACTCTACGGCAGCGGACCTGCTATTGCATTACCGGTGGCCATGGACGTGGGCAAACAGTTAGAGTATTTAGAGCAGTTCCAACCTAACATTATTATTGTGCATGCCGGTGTGTTAACTGGTTTTGTTTCAGAATGGGAACGCAAAGGCTTTACTCTGCCTGAACTCAAGCACGTTAAGAATGTTGGAGAAACTGTGCATGACACACTACGTGAACGTCTACGTGCTGTAGCAGGATTAGAAATAGAGGACAACTACAGTTGCAGTGAAGTTGGCTCTATTGCCATACAATGTCCTACCAGCGGCCTGTTCCACATAATGCACGAAAATCTCATTGTGGAAGTGATCAATGCGGATGGAACACCTACTAGTGTTGGTGAAGTAGGTCGTGTAGTGGTCACAGACTTATACAACTCAGCGGCTCCTATGATACGCTACGATATCGGTGATCATGCTGAGGTAGGGCCTTCTTGCACTTGTGGACGTCACGGCCTTACACTAAAGCGTATTATGGGTCGTGATCGCGGTTTGTTTATACGAGCAGACGGCAGCAAATTCTGGCCACAGGCAAATCAATACAAGATGTCAAAGTTTGTTAAACTCTTACAGTGGCAAATTATCCAACACGCAGTCAATGATGTGGAATATAAAATGGTTGTTGAGACTAGACCAACGGCAGAACAACAAGCAGAGATGGAACAGATTCTGGGTGATTCTATGGGATTCCCGGGGCAGGTTCGAATTACTATATTTGAAGACACTATACCAACGCCCAACGGAAAATATGAAGAGACTATATGTTTAATAAAATAATTACCCTATTGTTATTATCGGTGGCCTTGTCAGCACAGGCACAAAAACCCATTAAGATTGTTATACCTTTTACTCCCGGAGGTGTTGTCGATGCTAGTAATCGAATAATACACGCGGCACTAGAGCGTGAACTTGGACAGCAAGTTGGCATAGAATCTCGTCCCGGTGCTGCTGGACAAATAGGTCTACGCCACATAGCACAGAACAAAACAGACGATGTCTTGATTACTTTTATTGATGCCATCACACTGGCCAATGTCATAGCACTAGATGTGCAAGTTGAACTAGAAGACTTTCGATATCTAACACAGGTAGGAAGATCAAGTGGCATCGCTTTAATAGTTAAGAAAGGCAGCCCATTAAAAGATATTAACGCTTGGCGGAACTATAAGGGCAATCCTATTACTATAGGTGCCAATGGCATGGGCGGTGCTCATCATTTCTATAGCTGGAACTTAAACAATCAAGTGGCATTTCCGCGAACTGATATATTCTTTAAAGGCATTAACGAAGCGTTACCTATGATTATAGGCGGGCATATAGATGCCATGTGGGCGCAAATTGCCAGCATTGAGGGAATGGAACGAGAAGGAAAAATTGACATAGTTGCTACCACTGCTCCAAAAGGATCTACTAATAACTTTACCGCATTTAGAGATTTAGGCATCGATGCACCAACAACAAAATGGATAGTGATTAGCAACCAAACTACAGATACTGCCACGGTCAGAAATATTGAGACAGCTATTAACAGACTACTAAGTAATAGTGAGTTTGTAAAAAGTCTACAGATAGCGGGAATTACGCCCGAACCGGGGTTGACTTCTCAAAGTAAATCAAGCACAATACAAGCTCTTCAACAACAACGAAAGTTTGTTGAATATGTGAAATCATTAAAATAAGGAAAAATATGAAAAAGTTATTAGCAACAGCAATCTTAGGATTGGCTTCATTATCAGCTGTAGCAGGTTCTGCTACTGTTGAGTATTCAAACGTAGAAGGTGTCAACGGCGCCAAGAACGGCACAGGTTATCTAGTTGGATTTAACGATTCAATTACTAAGAACCTAGACGGCGGTTTTCAAATGACCACTGCACAAACTGATGGCACTAATGCTGTTTCAACTAGAGTTGAGGCTAGCTTAACTCCAAAGTATGCGTTGAGTTTTGGCACTGTCTATTTTAAGGGCAGCATTGGCACAAAACTAAACACAGCCGGAACAACTGACTACTATGCTGTAGAACCAGGTGTTATTGTGCCAGTAAATGGCAAAGTTAGTGTTAGAGCAGGTTATCGCTATCGGTCAGCAGTTGATAGTGGTCTTGCAGATACTACACGCACACAACGGTTAGGCGTAACTTACGCACTGACAAACAAGGATGCATTGACTTTGCGTTATGATCACCAACGTGGCGACAGTCAACAAAATTCTTGGAACTTTGCGTATACACGTGGTTTCTAAAATTTAGAACTGTTAAAACCCTGGTTTTCCAGGGTTTTTTTGTGGCCGACGTTTAGCAAAAGCTCGAACCAACTAAATATAGTATACGAGAGCAAGCTATGGCAATACAAACAATCAATCTAGGAACATACGCTAATTCCGGCACTGGAGACGATCTACGCACGGCCTTTGAAAAAGTCAATGAAAATTTTGCATTTTTAGACCTTACCAGCGCCGTAGATGCAGTTAATCTAGGTGTTGGCGCAGGAGTTTATTCCAGCAAATCTGGAGATAATATACAGTTAAAAAGCCTAGTTGGTGGCACAGACATGGTTATTACTAGCACTGCTAGTGAAATTACATTGTCTAGTTTAATTGACATTACTAGAGATACTGCACCAGCATTAGGTGGAAATTTAGTTTTAAATAATTTTAACGTTACCGGAACAGGCAACGTTAATATAACTGGGTCTATGACCAGCACAGGCAACACAGTCGTAGGTGGTGATGTTGCTGTCAATGGTGGTGACTTAACTACCGCAGCTACAACTTTCAATTTAGTCAATACCACAGCTACCACTGTAAACATTGCCGCTGCGGCAAACTTTTTAAATATTGGTAAAACAACAGGACTTACCACTGTTGCTGGTGAACTACAAGTCAACGACGATGTTGTTATCACAAACAATGGTAGATTAAAAACTACCAACAGCAGTGCCTATGTATTCAATGAAGTTGCCAATTATGTGTTTATGGGACAAACAGCCATTAGAGTAGACATTGGCAATACTTTAGGAAAGGTAGTAACTGGTAACGATTTAGAGGTCACCGGTGATGCTACACTAAAACAAAATTTAACTGTCGATGGTTCTATTACCATTGGCACAGTCACCGATTTAATTATCCCTGGGGGCAGCAACGGCTATCTACTAAGCACCGACGGACTTGGTGGATTAGGTTGGGTTCCAGCGCCTGTGGGCGGCGGGGGTGGCGGTAGTGGCAATTTAGACTTTGGAACATTTTCCAGCCCGGTAGGGTTTACACTAGATCTAGGATCTTTTTAATATTTAGGATATCAAAATGGCTTTACAATTAAGACGAGGAACTTCTGGAACACGGACTACTATATATCCAGAGCCAGGTGAATTAATTTATACTACAGATACTAAGTTAGTATATGTTGGTGACGGCTCTACTGCTGGCGGAACGTTAGTTTCTGGTGGTGGTGGAGTTAGTGGAATTGGCAGTCTACTTGAAGATACCAGTCCACAACTAGGTGGTGACTTAGATATAAATGGACGTAAAATTGTCACCACAGGCAACGGTGACATTGAAATAGATCCAGCTGGCACGGGAGACATTCTACTGCATGGTAATTTAAGAATTGATACCAATGGATTTATCAGTAAAACTGGTGAATTAAACATAAGCCCCACTGGTTCAACAAGTTTTGGAAACAACACATCGTTAGTCGATGGTAATGTATATATTACTAGAAACGCACACAGTAATACCTTCGGTATCGGGTTTACATTTGCACAAAGTCACAATGTTGCAGATGCTAGTAATTTTAGTTTTTATCGAACTAGAGGGACTGGTCTGGCTCCCACAGCAGTGGTCAACGGTGACGACATCGTTGATATCAACTTTGTAGGCTACGACGGTGTAACACAACGTGGCGGTGCCGTGATATCTGCCATAATTGACGGTGCAGTATCTAGTGGTGTCATGCCAACAAAATTTCAATTCCAAACCAATAACGGAACTTCTTTAGGAGTTAGGGCTGAATTAGGGCCTGCAGGTGTATTGAAAGTTAACAGCATATCAAACATTACTGGATCTACTATAAACATAGCCGGAACTGGCATAATTACAGCAACCAATGCTATCATTGGCAATGGAGCGGCTAGTCCAGTAGCTGGCACAGTATTAACTATAAATGGCACGGTGTCTGGTGGATCGTTGGTTGCAGGAAGTATTTTTAGCGGTGGCACAACTTTACTTGGCACAGCAATTACTGCTGTTAACTCAGCAACATTTACATCCACTGTTAGCACTACAACGCTAACTGTTAGCAGCGTATCTGCAGGAACGATTACTGTAGGAATGTCCCTAAGTGGTGGATCTATAACTGCTGGCACTTACATTGTTGCGTTTGTTTCTGGCGTTAATGGCGGTGCTGGAATTTATACATTAAATCAAAGTGCCACAGGAACTCCAACAACTGGCACAAGCTATACTGTCAGTTCAAGTCAACTGGTAACCTCTACAACAATAACATCCGGCGGCACTGTTAATTTAATAGGCAATGTAAGAATACAAGGACGAAATAGTTTAAGATTTGCAGACAGTGACAGTTCAAATTATGTGGCATTTCAAGCGCCTACAACAGTAGCATCAGATGTAACATGGACCTTGCCAGGTGCAGACGGAACTGCTGGTTATGTGTTAAGCACTGACGGGTCCGGAACATTAACTTGGGTAGCACAAACAGGAGGAGCTGGCACAAGCCTACAGTCAAGAAACACAGTATCGGCTGTTACAGCATCCATAGCCGATGCAGCTATAGGTAATGTAACATTTACTGGAGCTGCCAAAGGGTATATTCTATATAAAATACAAACTACTGCGGCTGCATGGGTAAGATTGTATACCGATATCAGCAGTAGAACTGCCGACGCTAGTCGTGCAGAAGGAGTTGACCCCTCTGCAGGTGCAGGAGTTGTTGCTGAAGTAATTACCACCGGAGCCCAGACAATATTAATTAGTCCAGGAACATTGGGATTTAATAATGAATCTAGTCCAGTTACTGAAATTTATGCAGCCGTTACTAACAAGAGTGGTGGCACAACTACTATAACTGTAACATTAACCATATTGAAAATAGAAGTTTAATATGTCATTGCTACAATATATTAGCACTAAAAAATACATAGTAACTGTCGAAAACAGTGAAGACCTTACAGCTATCTATGATGAATTAGAATCGCTGGGTAAAACTCCTCCGGGGCTAGATATCACTCGAGATGTAATGTGTATTGATCGTAGACCGTCTAGTAGAAATACCGTGTATTTGTTAACAGAATGGGAAGCTGGGGAACTGGCTAGAGATCCTCGAATTAAGTCAGTGACTCTGCATCCTAAAGAATTAGGAATCAGTGCAGGACTTAATGCATATACGCAGACTAGTTCTAACTGGGATAAATCTACTTCTACTACCACTAATATGAAGAATTGGGGGCTACTACGCTGCACCGAAGGCACACAACGAGCCAGTTGGGGCGGCACCGGTTATCAAGGTAACGGATCCGGGACTGCGGCACAAACTGGAACCATTACCCTAACTCAGACTGGAAAAAATGTTGACGTAGTTATTTGTGACGAAAATGGTCTTGTGTGGAATCATCCAGAATTTACAGCCAATGCCGACGGCTCTGGTGTTACTAGAACAAATCAATATAATTGGTTTCAACATAACCTAGCAGTTAAAGGCACTGCCCCGGGATCTTATACGTATGGAACCGGCAGTCACTCAACGCACGTAGCAGGCACGGTTGCCGGTAACACTCAGGGATGGGCCAGAGACGCTAACATTTATAATCTATATTA